TAGTGCTTGACGCCGAACACGCCGGCTGACAGCATAATCTTTCCCTGCTTGCTGCTGACCTTCGTCTTGATATTGAGCTCGCTGTTCCAGTCCGGGAAGGGCATCGAGCCCTTCAAGGTCGCCATATACGGCTTGCTGGACTTACGCATCGTTTTCTTGATGGCCTTCTCGACTTCCTTTGGAAACTCGTTCAGCTGCTCGGCAACCTTGTCGAAGCCGTCCATCGTGATCGATACGCTCATACTTCCTCAATGGTCAGTTTCATATATGGCGACAGGCGCGTCAGCATATCCATCGCCACGATGTTGTAATACTTGCCGCGCCAGCGGACACGCCAGCGGGAGCTGATGTCCGTGCGCTTATAGATGAGGGCCACCGCCGACTGCTTGGCTTCCTGGTTATCGGAATAGACGCCCTCGACGACCGTCGGCAACACGTTGCCATAGACCTGGGCGAGATCCGTGTAGGTCTCTACCTTCTGGCCTTCAGATCCGCGCGAGAGTTTCCACTCGCACAGCGTCAGCGATTCGTCAAAGGTGCCGAGTTCGTTCATTTGAGTCCCCACCTTCTGTACGGCCTCAACAGGTTGGTCGATGCCTTTGGCAAGGTCTCAACCGTATCGACCGGGTTGTTGAACATATAGCCGGCGTGAAGGTAAACCGCCGCGATGATGTCGGGTGCGGGGTTCAGCATACCGGCCTTGTACTTGATCTGTACGACATCGCCGGTCACGCCGTCGGCGAATGTGACGGCGGTGCCGGTCAATGTGTACTGGTCCGAGGTTGCCTCAACACCGTCCACTTGCACGGAGGTGAGCTCAACGCAGTCGCCCGCCTCGAGCTCAACCTCTTTTGCAAAGTGGGATATCTGGGTGATGTCTGACAGCGAGATCATCCGGCCGATGAAGTGCTCGGCGCTGCTGATGGCGGCGCCCAGGTTCAGCGATAACGTCTCGTCGAAGTCAGCGCTTGTCAGGCGCATATGCGCCTTGAAGCCGTCAAGATTCGGCGATACCGCCGGATAGATGATCTTGCGCTCAAACATACCTCAACTCGGTTTAGGCGTGGGTGATACCCTTGAGGACGTAGAAGCTCTTAGTCTCAACGACTGCGACGTCGTTGTAAGCGTTGAGCACCAGACGGATGTCGCCGTTAGCAGCGAGGGTGTAAGGATCGACGATCACGTCGAGACCGCCCCACTGGCCGATGTACAGGTCAGCCCAGTTACCGAAGATCATCTTCGAGGTGTTGCTGGTGCTGGTACCCTGGGTGACGTTGCTCGGAACGAGGTTGGTCCACTCGATAGGATAACCGTTGACCATACCGGAGCCGTCATAGATGAAGTTAGCGGTACCGGATGCCTTGGCGATGGTTTTCATATCGCCGAGGGTCTTGGCGTTAACGAGGTAACCCATCTTACCGCGGTTAGCGTTGTCAGCGTTGACGAGAGACTCGAGCTTGACGGTGAGAGGCCAGGTGATGGCGCCACCGTTGGTTGCGACTGCGACCTCGCGGGATGCGGTTGCCATAGCGGTGAGGATACCGGTAGGCTGTCCGCTCGAACCGGAGCCGTTGATGGCAGCGTTCTCAATCAGCGTTGCGTGAGCGCTGAGAACGCGGTCGAACATAATAGCCTCAACGTCAGCGGAGGTCTGTGCGACGAGATCCTTGCTGAATGCAGCCACGACGGATGCACGGTGAGGAGTGAGGTTTACGCGAGCCACGGTAGCCTTGGAGACGCTGGTGGTAGCACCTTCGGACTCCCAGGATGCGGTGATCTCACCGACCGAGCATACAGGAACGGTGCCAACGAGGTCACCGAGGATGGTAGCGCCGAGCTTGCCGACTACCAGACGATCGCGGAGAGCGTCGATGTAGCGGGTAGGCATCTGCTCCTTGAGATAACCACCGTCAGCGTTGGTGCCAGCATTCTGGCCAGCGCTTGAGCGGAGGAATGCGGAAGGGATAACGTAGCCCTTGCGCTGGAGACCCATTCGGGAATACTCCTGAGCACCGAGCTCGCAGACGTCAGCCTCGAGGCCGGTCAGCTTCTGAGCCGCTGCTTCGCGGAGGAATTTGACAAACGAGAAGCGACGGCCAGCGGTCTGCTCCAGTACCTGGATCTGCTGCTCAGCCGCGCGCTGCTCTGCCTGCTCAACTGCATAAGCTGCCTCGAGCTCAGCGGTGAGGTCCTTGAGCTCGTCGGTAGCAGCAGTCAGCTTCTCGACATCAGAGCGATCCATCGCCTTGAGCGCGTCGCTTTTCACCTTGATGTCATTGCGGATTTCTGCAATTTTTCTCATTGTAGTGTGTTATGAATTAGGTTAAAGAATTGCTTTTGCTATGGCGATAGCGATGTCTGCCTCGAGGCTTGCGGCCCTCTGTGCAGTCTCGTTTTCGTCATTTGTCTCGGGTGCCTCGACAGGATCGGGCTCTGTGGTGTCCACCTCGGGAGCCTCAACAGGCGCCTGCTCGGTTTCGACCTCGGCCTCGGCTTCTGCCCTGAGCGCCGCCATTTCCTCGCTGATTGCCTTATCGAGAGACTTGACGACCGCGTTGGGGTTGGCCGGTATGTTGACGACCGATATCTCCATCAGTTCCTGACCGGCATAGTAGTAGGTCGGGTTGCTGCCGCTGACTGCCTCGTCGCCCTTGCCCCATTCGCCCTTGCCGATGGGACGGAAGCCGACGCTCACCGCGTGAAGCGATCCCCAAAGGATCTTGCGGTAAATCTTCTCAGCGAGCGGGTTCATATCGGCGGGCTCAAAGGTGATGTCCACCATCAGCTTCTTGTCCTCGACATAAGCCTTGCCCTTGCCGATCACCATATCGGGATCTGACTGCCAGCTATATATGTCGTGCTGGTAGCCGATAACCGAGTTCTTGTTGAAACGATCGAGATCCCATCCGTCGGGATTGAGCACGGTGCCCTCACTGTCCCTGGTGCCATCGCTGGCCACAAAGGTGATAGTGCGTTCATCGTTTGCCTGATCCGCTCGGACCTCGATGTCGATCTGTCTAAAATTGGTCTTATCCATAGTTCCAATAGTTAATCAGGGAAGATTGAGTCGAGCTCATCATCGGTGAACGAGAACAGAATCTTGAGCAGAGCCCGCTTCTGTTCGTCGGTGATGGACTCATCTTGCAGCACGGACATCAGAGCCTGTGTACCGCCGACGCCCAGACGCTCAGCCAGGAGCACCTTGTCGGCGTCGCTATCGTTGCTGACGATTGCCTCGTTCTGAGGATACAACAGGATATCCAGTCCGTCGGTGCGCTGCATACCTTCAATCTCACGAACCTCGTTTCGGCTCATATAGCCGTCAAGGATTGCGTTGTGATAGTAAGCGCTGCGGGCAGCGGTGTCGCCTCTGAGCAAGCCTTCTATGACGAACTTGACGTCGAACTTGTCGATGTCCTTCTCAAAGAACAGCTTGCTCTCAAGCTCGACCTCTATGCGCTTGATGATCGGCCTCAACGAATACTGAACGAACTGGATCGTCTGGTGCTCGATGTTGCTGAACGTAGCGTGAGAGAGCTCGGCTATCATATGAGGCGGGACGTTGAGCAGCCGGCATATATCCTGAACGCTCAGGATCTCGGACTGCACCAACTGCGCCGCTACCGGATCGACGCTCAGCTGCTTGTATTTTATACCATACTCGAGCAGCGGAGTGTCGAAGTTGCCGGCGCTTGCAGCCATATGCTGCATAAAGGCTGTGTATTCGTCATCGCCGAGATGTCCGTCAGTCTCCATCACCGCCTTGATGTTGCCACCCTTCCTGAAGAAGTCGGCGGCAAACTTCTCCATTGCCAGGCTCTTGCCCAGAGCGCTGGCATTGTAGATGATGGGATTGACGCCCCTGATGCCGTCCAAGGTGAGCTCCATAAAGTGCAGTATGTCCTCATCCTTGTACATTCCATTGAGGTCACTCAGAGCCGGGTTGGTCATCGTGATCTTGTACCACTTGTGGCCGTTGATCATAGTGACCTTCACACAGCTCGGGTGCACCTGGTGCAGCTCAACCGGGTTGCCGTTAGGCGCCCGCTTGATGATTGCATAGGCGTTGCCCCAGCCCTTGATCCAGGTCACAATGCAGGACCAGAACGCAAAGGTGTTGGTGTAGGAATTGGGCCTGACGTTGATGACACGATATGCCGGATGATCGTAGTCATCCACCATACCATTCTCAGTCTTGGCCTTGATTACCTTGGGCAGCGAGGCAATGTTCTCGCTGATCAGGCGTATGCCGGCATAGAGCGCCGTGTTCTTCAGCGCGGTGTCATTGTTGACCGGCACGCCGAAGTCGGTGATGTTACGCATCGCACCCGCGATCACCTCGGGAGAGGGGAGAGGGGCTTCAAGATCGCGCGTTTCACCACGCCTTGAACGGAATATCTCTTTGATAGAAAAAGCCATACAGCCGCAAGATAACCAAGCGACAGCCGGCACACAGGGCGATGCCGCATAATGCGGACATATTTGCCCATAGATTTTGGAATAAGGCTATATCCGGATCACCCTGAGCGAATGATCCGTGTAAATCTCGCGGTTCGTGGGCTTGCTCTCGCTGGATAGATAGCCGCCGATGGCGTTGACCAAAGCGACCACACCGTCTATCTTGTTGCGGGATCTGGCCTTGTTGAGCTTGACGTTGGCGTTAGGATCGACATACAGTGCGACGTTGCCGAGCATCCACCGGATAACCGGATCGGCGCCAAAGGTGATGCGCCGTTGCAGGATCATAGACTCAAGCTCCTTGGTAGGCACCGACATATTCCTGATGTCCTGACGGTACTCATCCAGCTTGCCCTGGTAGCGCCCGAACTTCTGGGTGATGTTCCACATTCCCCAAGGGTCGTAGGCGATGACCTGCACGTCGTAGCGGTCAAACTCCTTGAGGATGTAATCGACGAACCAGTCCTCGTCAAGCGTGTCACCGGGTGTGACCACCAGCCAACCGTCCTGTTGCCACCGGCGATAGTCCACGCGATCCTCAACCTCGGCAACCTTTCCTTCTGGCACAAAGTACAAGATCCTGGACACCATAGGCGACTCGTCAGGGAACAGGAAGGCCACCGCCGTGATATCCTTCTTGGACGCAAGGTCCACGCCGACAAAGCAGCGCTTGCCGATCAGCGCGTCAGGATCATAAGGCTGGGTGCACAGCTGCACCTTGTCGTCAGGTATCCAT